TGCTATATTAAAAGCACTTGAATCTGGAAACTATGAATCAATACTTGGAAGCAAGTTTACTTTAAATGGTAGACCATCTGCATATACTGAATGGGGACCAGAATGGTTAATGGCTCGTGAATTCCATGATTACCCGCTCAAAATGCGTCAAGCAGAAAATATGGTATCTAACGCTCAGTCAGAGATAGAAAATTTGGAGCGTTTTGTAGCAAATTTGCAAAGTCCAGACAAAGAAACAGTTAAATTTGCTAGAGAGCAACTTGTAAAAAGAAATTATGTGTTCAAGTCAGCTGAAGACCTTACTCCAGAAAATATAGACAAGCTTAGACAAGCCAAGCAAAGAATGCTTGAAATGCAAATTGAATCACAAAAAGCATTGTCACCAATGGGCATGAAGCCAAGAGATGTAATTTTCCAAAGACTATTTGGTGCTGGAACACCAATGCTAGATATAACTTCTGCCAATCCAGGAGGAAAGTATCGTGGAACAAAACTTATGGAAAAAGAATGGCTTGCAAATCCAGGAGAACCAATTTTAGAATCTATTTCTCAGGCATGGATACCACCAGATAGATATATGGGCGGAAAACACTTATACCCAGAATGGGAAAGAAATCTTCCATATGTTCTTAATATGAAACAACTTGGCGGAATTCAAGGACTAATTAGGGGTGGAAAAAAAACACCATTTGAACAAATCATAGGAAAAAGAGCACAAAGAATGGGTGCTGAAAGTACAGGTCGTGAATTTATTCCAGTAACCACTGATGACATTTTAGGTAGTCCACTATATCACGGAGATAAAACTGGTGCACTGCCATCAGAATTAGGTTCTAGGGGTGCTGTTCAAGAAAATTGGTTCCAGGGAGATTTCTTTACAACATCAAGTCAGCAAATAGCAAGCCAGTATGATCGTGCTGGAGTAAAAATGGTATCTAATATTCCAGATCAACAAAGAAAACTTATAAATCTACTTGAGGGTGGTCCGAGTATCATGACTCAAAGTTCAAAATTGTTTAGATCTATTTATATGAACTTTATGAAGGGCGGAAGAAATAGATTAAAAATTGAAGATCCAAGAGCTGTTAAATTCCATAATGATTATGAATATGCTTTAAGAGACATAGCTTGGAGTAATCCATATGGAGATAGAACCCTTGAGTCAGAACTGAAAAAATTTCGAGCACGTCAAGACCTAGTTAGTAATAATCTCGCTAAAATTGGAGGTAGCCCATTAGAATTTAATCGTGCTTTTGATAGATATAATAATTCCAAAAAAATTCCTTTAAAATCAAAAAACCCTGTAGAACAGATAGCACTTGATGCAGTTCATGCAAAAAGAGAAGAAGCAAAAATTCTCAAAATTGGTCGAACAATAGAAATGAATTATAGGGCTGGGAATTATGAGGGTGCCTCCGAAGAAGATATCAAAAAGTTAAATGAATTAAAAGCAAGAAAAGCCCCACATAAATTTTATAATACCTATGCAGATGGTTTTGTTTATCAAGAAGGGATGCTGGGTCGTCATGGAAAACCAGCAATAGGAGATAGAAGAACTTTAATATTTGAAAATAATGATGTTCTTAGAAAATCTTTGTTACAAAATGGTTATACAGGACTAGTGCATACAGGAGGATTAGCCACACATGGAGCTCCACATAATGTTGCAGCCTGGTTTGATCCAACAGGAATTAAAACAAAGAAACTTCAACAAGGCGGAAGTCCTTGGGTTCCAGGAAGCGGGAACGGAGATAGAGTGCCCGCCATGCTTGAGCCAGGAGAATTTGTTGTTAACAAAAATGCAGCAAAACAATATGGCGGATTACTTAATCATTTAAATTGGAATGCTGCTCCTAGATTTGCCACAGGTTCTGGAGATCCAGGAAAAGAAACATTATTTGGCGGGATTCTTAATAAATTATTTGGTTCACCAACTACAAGTCTTCAAGAACAGGTAAGAGAACTGTCTGATGCTGACAAAAAGAAATGGATTTTTGGTGCCCCAAATCCATTAGAGCCAGAGGGTCAAGATCAGCGTGGATTGGTACCAAGATATGAAAAGCCAAGCAAGATGGGCAACCTTTTGAGTAAGGCAAAGAATCTAGGCGGAGGTCCTGGATTTAGCCCTATGGGCATGATGGCTGCTCAGGTAGCAGCTCCAATGCTTAGTGGAATTGCTAACAAAGTTATAGGTGAAAATCAAGTTGCAAAGGGTGCAGTAAACACTGCTACTCAATGGGGTTCTATGGGGATGATGTTTGGACCACAAGCTGGCGCAGCAGCAGCAGCTGCTGGAGCAATTTTTGGTGGCGTAACATCGTATATGGCTAAAACAAAAGCAGAAGCCAAGCAAGCAGCAGATGCAATTAGCGTGTCAACTACAACTAGCACGGACACATTAAAAATGCTGGGAGTAAGAATTGGCGATTTCTCCAATGCAACAGTTTTAGCAAGTAATGGTCTGCAAAAACCAATTGACAAAATGCAAAAATTAATTAATGGTTTGGCAGATTCAATTAAAGGTGCGGGTGATGCTGAAACGCAAAACGCATTAAAGAATTTGAAAGAAGGAGATCAAACTCAAAAAACAAGTCAACTAAAAGATGTCTTCCAATCAACTCTTATGTCTACAGGAAGTCAGGCAAAAGCAATACAAGCTGTAAAAGCTTGGATGAAAGCATCTGGAATGGACCTAGCACAACAAGGATCAATTTTATCATCAAAAGAATTTGATCCAGCTGGAAAAGGAAGAACTGGTAATGAACTTTCAAACTTACTTGGAAGAACTAATCAAAATAAAAATGCGGGAGCAAATGTATTATTCCAAGCATCAACAACAACAGACATAAAAACATTTTCATCACAGTTATCAAAAGCTTTTACTTCGGGAATGTTAAATAAAATTAATAATAGTGGCGTAGCATTTAATCAATTTAATAATCAAGTTCGTGCAACAAGTCCAAGTTTAGCAACGCTTAACTCTCATCTTTTTAAATCTGGAGCACAATTAAGCAGTATTGCCAAAATAGATGTATTGGCTGCAAACGGATTTAAAATGACTTCAGGTCAAGCAGAGTATTTGACAAAGAATTTAAAAATGTTAAGTGCAGTAACAGATTTAGCTTCAGCAGCCCAATCAGTTCAAATTGGAGCACAACCATTCATTGATAGAATGTATAAAAAAGATGAAAACTGGGCAAAAACAAAGCAAAAAGCTTTGAAAGATACTACAACTCAAATTAATAATCAAATTAAAGCTCAAAATAATTTTATTAAATCTCAACAAAATGGCATTAATTCAATTCAAAAAGAAATTGATGCTAGACAAAAATTATGGGATAAAAAACAACAAGGTAATGAACAGCAACAAACATTGAATAATCTTGCAAAATCAATTAATGATGCACAATCATCTGGAGATTTAATTGGACTAGCACTTGCTCAAAATGCTTACAACAAAGAATTAAGAAATGAAAGAGAATTAAAAGAAAAGCAAGCTAAAGATGCATCAGATCAGAAGAGAATTGCAAATCTTCAAAGTGCTATAGATAAAGCTAATGGAGTGATTGATGCATTAAATGAAAGATTAAATACCGCTCAAACAAAATTTGATGACACTGCCGATAAATCTACAAACTTTGGAGAAACAGCAGAAAAAGCAATAAAGGCAGTCAGAGATGATGTTGCTAATGGAAAAATTACAGATGAAAAAACTTTAAGAGGAGCATTGCATAAAGCTGGACTAACGGCTGGTGAGGTAGATGATGCATTTAAAAATATAGATAAAGATGGAAACTTCCAAAAAATTGTAAATAATTCAACAACAATTAATAAAGCACTTGCTGGAGTAAAAGATGGATTTGAAAAGCAGGTTGCATTAGCATTGATGATGGGTGGAGCTTCCAAGGAAAGTGCATTTAAGCAAGCAGGAATTGCAAGCAAAACACCAAAAAGTGTTGAACCAAAAGGCGGTGCTCAGGTTGTAACAAAGAGTGGAACTTGGGTTTATAAAGATAGAAAGGCAAGCCGAACCAGTCTTCATCACAAGCAAAATGAACAAGATGCTCAGGAATGGCAAGGTGAGGGTTGGTATCTTCCAATGCAGGGTAAAGATAAATTTTTAAGCCCCAATAAACAGCCAGAGGGAAAATTTACACAAGGCAAGGGTACTTATGCAGCTGGAGGATATATCTCTGGAATGGGAACTGGAACCTCCGATTCAATTCCCGCCATGCTTTCAAATGGAGAGTATGTAGTTAGAGCATCATCAGTATCTAAATTGGGTAGAGGATTCCTTGATGGAATTAATAGATATGCAGATGGTGGACCTGTAGGAAATGTTGGCGGGGGATCTGTAGGAAGTAGAGTATTAAATCAATCTCAAGCATATAGTGCAGTCAAATCTATGGTCCCATTATTTGATCCATCTTGGTGGAAAAAAGCTGTTGTAAATCCCGCCCTCAAAATACCATTTAACTGGTGGAATATTGTTGTCAAGAAATCAATACCGACATTTGACAAAGATTGGTGGAAACTAAATACTAGTCAATATGGAATTAAGAATTCTACAGAAATTGCTCAAAAAATTGTTCCATTATTTAGTCCTAAGTGGTGGGCTGATGTTAAGTCTAACCCATTCTCTATTAGTGATTTTATTGACACCACTAATCCATTAGATATTGCTAATTTTGTTACTGGAACTGTTTCTAGTGGTACAACAGCTGCCACTACAGCAACAACAGTAACTGGAGCAGTAAGTGTTAGTAATTTCCCCACTTCACAAGCGGTTACTGGAACATTTACCAAAGATATCCAAGCAGTTAATTGGACTGAATCAAAACCAGTTTATATATCACAAACAACAACAAATGCAACTGCAGTGAAAGTACAAACTCCCAAAGCTCCAACAACAAGTGGTTGGGCAACTGGTGGTTATATTAGCGGTGCAGGTGGTCCAACGTCAGATATGATTCCTGCTATGTTGTCAAATGGAGAATATGTTGTTAAAGCATCTTCTGTCTCATCTTATGGCAAGGGAATGCTAGATGCAATTAATAATAGAAAGTTTGCTACTGGAGGTCTTGCAACAAAATATGCAATTGGTGGGGCTGTGGAAACAGGTAATAATTCATCATTTAGTGACAACTCAGTGTATAATATTAATGTAACTGCGAACACTAATGCAAATGCAGACGATATTGCTAATACAGTAATTAAAGCAATCCAGAGACAACAGAGTTCTCTGACAACAAGTAGAAATATGGGGAGTAGATAATGCCTTATTATTCAGCATCATCTGGTTTAGCTGTAGCAACAAGCGCAGAGCCTTCGGTATTCTACCCATTAACTGATCATAATAGACAACCAATAACTATTGATTTTGAAATTATTGAAAAAGTGAATAGAATGGCTGATGGAACTATGAGAAAGTTTGTTGTAGCTAGAAAAAGAAAAGTTAATGTATCTTGGAGCCAATTAGTATCAGGGACAGAAAAGCCATATCACCCATTAAAAGGAACTACGCCAGCATCTTCTGCTTGGGGTGGTGCCACAATGACTGCTGATGGATATAAGGGCGGAGCCTGGATGAAATCATTCTATGAGCAAAATGTTTTTTCACCAATTAAACTTAGAGTAACGCATTCTCAAGATACAGCAAGTGCAAATACTGCAAGTGCTTTTTACCCATCACCATCTAGCAGTGGTGAAACATTTGACTGCTATATCACCAGCTTTAGTTATGACATTAGTAAGCGTTATACATTAACAGACCTTGTTGACATCAAAATGGAATTTACGGAGATTTAATGTTAGGTACTGCATCAACGCAACAGTTATTTGCTTCTGCTAACTCTATTGGAGTTGTTCCTCAAGTTTGGGGGGAATGGAACTATAACTCCTTTATTCAACCAATGATTACTACATCTGGAAGTGGAACTAATTTAGTTTTAACTTCCGCATCTTCACTTACAAGTTCAGCTAAATGGACAAGTGCATCTGCAAATATTAAAGGAAACAGCACTGGAAGAAATACAGATATTAATTCAAGTGGCTCATCAATTTCTATTATAATGACTAATGATGGAGTAGATCAAAACTTTGTTGCAACAATAACATCTGCATCATCTCAACTTACAAATTCTGCATCTCCAGGATATTACAAATTAGTTTTTTATGCAAAAGTTAATAATTTTGGATCTACATCAGGAACTCCATCTATTATTACAAATATTAATGCCTCAACAAATAATGCGGGAACTGCAAGTTATTATTACAGGGTGGTGGGCGTTGGAAATAATGGTCAAACTTTAGGACCAGATATTACCAACAACTCTGATGTAGCTTTTATCGCTTCAACATCAAATGCAACAAATACAATTACTTGGACACCAGATACCTCTGCAGGAGGATATAAAATATACAGGTCAAATAATTTGGGTGAAATTATTTATTTAACCACATTAGGCAATGTATCAACATATACCGATTATTTATCAAGTACAGGTAACAACGGATCCTATTTAGATAATAATAGTTTTAATACTAATATTAACCTAGTTCCAGCAGTAAAAATATATAATAATTCAATGGATGAAAAACAAGCATTTCAAACCTGCAAGGTATTTGAAACAATTGATGGAAATCCATCATTTATAACAAATACAATAGATGTAAATTTTGAAAAATGGCAAAAAATAGAAATTTGTTTTGGCGTTAATTCGGATGATACAAATAACTTTTTTTCAAAATTTGTTTTAGAATTAAATCTTTCGGCATATCACAAGAATGCCGAACTTCTTGTAACAGACTTTAATTTATACAAAATTACTGAATTTGATTTTAAATATCAAAATATTTTTCCAACAGAATCTGCATTTTTACCAACAAGACCTGGAGAAGTTTTACTACACCCTCTTTTACCAAATGAAGATAAAAATGTAAAAAATTACAGCACATCTTCTGCAAAACCAGTTACATTTGTAACAAAAATGACTGATATAACATCTCCATCAAAATTTCCAACTTATGACCAAATTGCTGATTCAGATAATAAATTTAAATATTATATCTCATCTAGTACCGAAGAAAAATCTTTGCAAGCAATTTATGACCAATATTTATCAGTAAATAAAATTGTTGTTAAATTAGACCAATCTTACGCTTTTTTTACTAGTGGTTCTGTAAATATATATGCTAGTGCAACAAATACTAAAACTTCAATAAGTCTTTCAAGTGCAGATTTTAATTCAAACGGAATTGCAATTTTATATTATTCTAGTGCTGGTTGGACAACTACTGCTTGGGATTCTCCTCCTCAGCTTACCGCAAGTGGAACTTTGCAATATGTAAACTCGCAAGTTAGATCAGTAGAACTTGTTTGCAAAACTACATCAAGATCTTCAAGATCTTATATAGGTGGTGGAGATTTACGATTACGAGTAATAGAATTATCTCCAAGACTAGAAATAGATTTAAGTAATTATACCTATCAAGTTAGTTGTAAAAAAGATTTAGTAAATACGCAATCAGGAGGTTTACCATTTTCTTGGATTACTGCAAATAGTGGAACTATTGATTTTTCTAATATTCCATCATACAAGAGTGACGGATATGGAGCAACTACTTTTGAAAACGATTCTAAAAAATCTGTTTTTTATAATTTGATGAGGCAGGGAGTTAAATTTACAGCAATTTTAAAGCCATCATCATATGAAACACAACTTAAGGAAAAAATACCTTTATTTGTTATGTATTCAGATACTTGGAGCCTTAATGATTTAGATTCTGTTTCCGTTGAGCTTTACGACATTACTAAATTATTTATGATGGGATCAGAATCCCTACACTATTTTGCCTATGATAGCAATGTAATAAATGTAATTAAAGAATTTTTAGATTATTCTGGATTTAGTGATTATGACTATAATGGTTTATATCAATTACCTGAAATCAATACTAAGGTATCTGGATTTTGGACGGATGAACAAAAATCAGTTTTTACAAATCTTCAAGAGTTTTTGCTACCACATCAAATTGCTGCATCAGTTGACGAGTATGGAATGCTAAGATTTGAAAGCTTATCTCAAGTTTTTAATAAATTTGGTGCGGGAAATTTTTCTGCAGATTTTGCCATAACAGATTATCCAGTATCAAGTATTGGATCTTCTAGTAGTAGGTACATTGCAAACATTATTCCAGACACCTTCTCCGAAACTATTGGTCAAAAAATTGGTGCAATTGTTATTAATTACAAAACACCATTAACATTTAGAAGTAATGTAGATAAAGAAAATGTAGCAAAATCATTAGTAGATCCAAAAGTAAATACTGTAGATGCCCCGCATTCAATTTGGACACTAAAAGAATCAGATGGTCTTTCTCAATTTTTTATTAAGGGTGATTTTACGGCAACTAGCAGAACACTTAACGTACCTATTGGAAAGCTAGGTATTGACAGAGATAAAAAAACATATGTTATATCTGAAGGCTCTGGTGCTGGAACAAGAAGAAGTTTGGCAAAAATGTCGGGGGATTTATTAATTGGATCAGAAATAATTGGTTATTCTGGTGTAGAATATTCTTTTCAAGATTCAAATGACACTACAAATAAAATTACAAGAACCATATATGATAAAACGGATTTAGAACCAGCTCTTAGTGATTTTCAAATATATAACTCTGGTTCTGCTTTTGGAAGTACATCATCTGTACAATATCAGCCTACTGGAAAATTGATGAATGTAGTAAGGGGAAAATACGGAACTCCATCAAATGAGTTATATAATCATAAACAATATGACGACCTTAATGATACACCATTCAGATTCTTTTCCGCTTCGTTAACAAAAAATACGTTAAGCTCTGCAAGTGTGTATAATGCTACATCAACTATTGGCACAAATAGAGGAAATGATGGTGTTTTAAAAATTACGGGATCCAGAAAAGATATTCTTTCAATTGCTCAAGCAAAAGTAAATCAAAGTGATTATAATTTCTTTTCTTTATCATTTGCCATAGACGAAGGAACTAGCCTAGATAATGCTGGGTGGAAAAATAAAAAAACTAAACTTACCATAAAAAATGCTGACTATCAAAAATTAAGTACACAATCTAAGAAAGATTATACCGAAATTAAAATTCCAACACCTAATAATTCTTCATTTGGAATAATACTAAATACAGCATCAAATACTACAACAACAGCATCTAATGCCTTTTGTGTAGAAATTTCACAAAATATTAGTAATCAAGTAGTTACAAACAATCTTTCTTTATATAAGCCGTCAGCTCCATCGACAACAAAACTTATCGATGAAAAAATAGATTTTTCACAATTTGTTGGATACAATGGATCTAGCCCCAATGTATTTGATGGTCAACCACACACAATAAACTTATATTTTGATGGTACATCCATTGTTATATCAATAGATGGGTATTATAAGAGGGTCGATTTAAAGGGTGATGCAACTCTAATTCCAGCATCTCAAAGTTATTTTGGGGGATACATAAAACCATTAGAAACTTCAACACAAACACTATGCATTTATGAATTATATGCTGCAAAATATGATGGAACTGATTTAACCTATGCAAACAATAGGCATTTTACTTCAAAAAAATATTTAGATGACTTAATCAATAAAGTTCATAGTACATATTCATATTTTCATTATGCCAGCCCACCTTTGGCAAGAGGAATTAATTTCTATGACGTAAAATTAGAAAGTGCTCCAGTATTTACTAAATCTCCAAAAACAATTAATATTCAAAAAATATCTTATAACAATCCTGGAGCAAATTGGACAGAATTGCAACCTGTTGTAAAGGGAGACATATCATATTCAGCAATAAAAGGATCTGCATTTCAGCAACAATTTGCAATAGCGCATGATGGACCAATTGGTCAAGGTCTTATTATTTTAAATACTGGTCAAACTCAGTCGGGAGATGTATCCACATCTTTAACATTGCTTGGAAACAATATGTATCTTTCAGAGCAAAAAACTTTAAAGCGAGTAGTAGATAGAAATTATGCAAATAATACAATATCTCTTGCAGTAGACTGGGTAAGGGATACACTACAAGTTGAAAAAATTCTTTCCAATATTGTTCGTGCAAATTCAAGTTTTAATCTAGACTATTCAATTCGTATTTTTGGAAACCCGCTAATCCAAGCTGGAGATTTTGGTCAAATTACATATAGACTAAAAAGAATTGGATCCGATCCAGTAGACACATCAATAAAGCCATTGGTGGGTTTAATTACTTCAGTTAAAAATACTTATCGTGACGGTTTGGATAGCACAGAGCTAACATTTAAACCGATGATAATCTCGTAAATGGTATAATATATAGAATGGAGGATGTAATTATATGATAGAACGCCCAAGTGACCTTTCTACAAGGTACACTAACCCAAATTCTATTCCCAAGGGAGCAAGAAAAATCATTACTTCTACTGACCCTAGAAATAATTCTATGTTTTTGTTATTAAATCCAGATACCATTGTTGTGGATGAGGGAAGTTTACCTAACTTACAAGTCGATGAAGAAAATACAATAGAAAGTAATTTTTATCAAGAAGAAGTTAGTCCAGAGTACGATGATTATGCTGCAAGTCCAGAAGATCTCTTATCTTCTGGACAAGCAATTTTAGATACTCCAGAAAACCTTTACATATCAACAAATAGCTTTGCGATAGAAGATGCAAACTCTGCAAATGGAGATGGAACAGTTACATACCTAACCACCCTATCCTTTGATGACGTTGCTGGAGCATCAAGTTATGAATATATAATTAGTGCGGTGAACTGATGAACCTAAAAGGAAAATACATTTTTAGTTCTAATGGAGAAATCTTATTTGAAGGTGAAAACATTATTACCACAAATGGTGCACTGATGATTAATAGGTATTTAGCTAATTCTTCTGTAGAATGGGCGGGAACTCTTGCAATTGGTGCACTAGGTACAACATCAGCATCTACTGACACCAAGCTTGGATACGAAATTTATAGAACACCAATTACTCTTAAGTCATATATATCTAGTGGAAGTGTTAATCAAATAGCAATGAAAGCTACCTTAGATACAAATATTGTTGCAAAAATATACGAGGTGGGAGTAATACCCTTATCACATATTGTTGGAGCTTATAAAGACAACCTTATTCTTACCCCCTTCTCAGAACAAGATCCATTTGGATATTGGTTGAATGGTACTTCTGAATCTACGGCTAGTACCGCAATATATAATAGTGCCAGTTCTCGTGTAGATAAATATAATGTTTCTGCATCAAATACAAGTGTAACTGTTAAAACAAATTTTTATCAAAATCTTTCAGCATTTAATACTAACGATTTTCTTCAATTATTATATGCAGTTACGGCATCTGGCACCAGCCCTTCACTTACAATTACCCTATTAGATTCAGCAAGTAATGCATGGACTTCCCAAACTGTTGTTTTGCCAACATCATCTGTTGGTTATTACAGTGCTTCATTAGCAATGCCTAATTCTGCAGCATCAGGATTTACATATAATTTAAATAAAATTAAATTAAGTTTGGTCGGTGGTACAGGAACAACTGAATATGATGCTCTTAAATTTATGTCTGGAGCAACACTTCCCCCAGAACTAAAATTAGTTAGTAGAAAATCTTCTACCACCCCCATTATTACAAAGACCGCAGGTCAACCTGTAGATATTGAATACTATCTGACGGTGACTTAATGGCTAGTATTAATCTAACAAAGTTAAAGCCAGGAAAAACTTATGTAGCAAAGGTAAGAGCAGTAGATGAAGAAGGTAACTACTCCCAATATTCTTTTGGATATTCATTTACAGTCCCTGCCACTAATGTAGATGGCACACAATTAACAGCAACAAACAATTCTGTAGTTACCGCACTTGCACCAAATTCATCAAGTGCTACAGGCGGAGCATTAATTGCTGGAGGTTTAAATGCAAATGGTGCTGCAAATGCGGGTGCATTAAATCTTGGAAATGTTTGGAATGGTACGGCAAGTTCTATTGCTAAATTAACGGGCACAGCAAATACTGGGGCGGTAGTTATAAATAGCACTGGTATTTTAGGATATCAGTTATCAACAGCATCTTCAGGACAAGCTAACTTCTTCCTTGACACAGCATCAGGTAATGCTTATTTTAGAGGAACCGTGTATGCCAATTCAGGACAAATTGGTGGATTTTTAATTAATAATTCTAGTTTATCTGCAAGTACACTTTTTAACAAATTAACTAGTTTTGACCCATCATTTGAAGATCAGTGGGAGGACTATTGGACTGCATCAGCAAATTACTTTGGAAGAACAGACAAAGGTCTTGAACTTGTTAATGATGAAACCCTAAATCCTATACAAGCTGGATTAAGATATGCAAGATTTTCAGTTTTTGGTGTCGGAAATTCTTCAAATATTTCTGCAAGCAGTATGGAAATGACTATGTTCAAAACTGCTTCATCAAAAATTGCATTTTCGCAATCAGATTTAGGAATATCTTCTGGAAGTAATTATACTCTGTCTGTATATGTACAAGATTTAAAATCTGAAATTATTGAGGGATCTACCATTACACTATTACCAGCTTTAATATATTTAAAAATTAATAAATATAATGGTCCAGGAACTAGTTCAGCAACACTTATTAGTTCTCAGGTATCTAGTATATTTACTACCAATACTACAACATGGACAAGAGCATCAGGGTCATTTACTACTGCTTCTGGAGAATATTATACTTTTTCTATTATAAATGCTCAAGGCTATACACCTGGTGGCTCTGGATATAAATTAGCAAGTTCAGATATTGCTGTAGATGCAATTCAATTAGAACCTGGAAATACTGCAAATAGTTTTGGTTTTGATAATTATTTTGCTGTTAATCCAGCAGACTCAACAAAACCAATTAATCTTTCATCAATTAGTAACACTGGTTCAACATCTAATATTTTTTCAGTTTATACGGACGGTGGGACATATGCAAATTACTTCTTTTCAAATAAACAATCAAAAATAGGAAATGTATATTTTGGCGGGACAGGATTAACAAATATTTCTATTGGAGATTATTATGCTACCCACAATATGCCAGATGGAAATAATGTTAATGTTGGAATTTGGTCTCTAGGTCTTCTTACTAGTGGATCTAATAATATTGCTCTTGGATATTATGCTGGAACTCAACTTCAATATGGATCCAATAATGTTTTTATTGGTAGTTATAATTTAAGTTCTGAACTTAGTGGTTCTGCTGGTGGTTTAACACCAGTAAACAATTCTATTTTTATATCTGATGGAGCAGGAAATCTTAGAATAAAGTCAGACTCTTCTGGTCTAGTTACAATTACAGGAAGTGCATCCGTAACTGGAACAATTACCGCAGCATCATTTATAGGAAATGGGGCGGGACTTACAGGAATTACTGCATCAACTACAGGTTCTATTACTATTGGATCTACTGTAATTGGTTTGGGTGAAACAACCGCCTCTTTAAGTGGACTAACAAGTTTAGCAATTTCTGCAAATAGCACTAGTACAATCCTTGATGCGTATAATACTGTTACTAATAATATTGGTGGAGGAATAAGTTTAAGCACCAATGCAACCGCACAATCTGGAACAAATACAGCAACAGGTGGAGCAATTAGCATTACAACAAATGGTTCAAACTCTGGAGCAAACACTTCTGCAACTTCTGGATCAATTAATATTTCAACCAGTGTAACTGGGGCTGGTGCAGTTGGTTCTACTGGAGGAAATATAAGTATTAGAACTACTGGTGGAGGAGTAAGTTCTCCAGGAAGTATAACTTTATCTTCTGGTAATGGATTTACTATTTCCTCTACTAATGTTGGCACAATAAACAACTTTAACATAGGTGGAATAACTCCAGGAAGTGGAAGCTTTACTGCAATCAATATTACAAGTGGAAGCTTAAATTCATCAAGCACAGCAGTAACAATTTTTGCAACACCATCCTCAGTCAATATAGGCTCTGCAAATACCTCAAAGTTTACAAACATTTCTCCTGGAGATTTTTCTGGAGTAAATACTGTTAATATTGCAGCAGGGTATGTCACTAATGGAACTGGAATTGTAAATATTGCAACGGGTTTCGTATCAACTGCAAGTAACATTGTAAATATATTGACTGGAACTTTGTCCACAGGTGCTCAAAGTATTAATATTGGAACTGGTTCGGGAACCAGTAGTAAGAATTTTGTATTTGGAAATAGTGCGTCAAACAGCAGTGCTTCATTTAATGCCAATGTCTTTGTATCTGGAAATATTGATATTGGAGCAAATACAATCATAGCAGCATCATTTACTGGAACTGTGGCAAGTGCTACAAATTCATCAAGTGCTGGATATTCATCAAGTGCTGGAACATCAGCAAGTTTAGGAGGGATTGTAAGCAGTAGTTATGCCCTTCAATCATACGCCAACTCTGCATCCCTAAACGCATATAATTTAGCAATTGCTAATAGTTTCAGTGCAAGCAATACAACAACAAATAGCACTGGAACAGCAGTAACTTTATATACTTTAGGACTTAATACAAGTGGTACTTCTTCAGCACTTGGTGGAGCAATTAATATTACAACACAAGCTACTAATGTTGGATCAAGTGTTAGTGCCAGTTCTGGAGCAATTAATATTACAACAACGGCTGGAACAGGTAGTGCATATAGCACCGTTGGTGGAAATATAAATATTAAAACTCTTTCAGCTACAGGATCAGTAAATACTGCTGGAAATATTATCATTACATCTAGTGGTGGTTTTACCATTTTATCTTCTTCTGTTGGAACAATTGACAATTTTAATATTGGTGCAACAACGGCGGGAACTGGAAACTTTACTTCATTAGCCATAAGTGGAGCATCCGTAGCAACACAATCATATGTAAGCAGTTCTGCATACAATAACACAAGTGCATCTGTTGGGTATGCAGCAAGTGTAGGTTCTGTAATTGTTGGTGGAATATTAAATTCATCATCTACTAATTTTAATTTATTATCAACACCAAATACCATTACTGCATTTAGTGCTGCAAGTTCATTAACTATTGGATTCCAAAATAATGGTACATCAATAATGAATATTGGTAATCAAGGAAATACGGGAACTAGAACACTTAATTTATTTACAACTTTGGGCGGGTCTGGTGGACAAAATACAATTAATATTGGAGCATCTGGCGCAACATTATCTTCCACCCCACAAGTTATTAATATTGGTAATGCTACTGGAACATATAATACTATTACAATTGGTGGTTCAACAGATACCGCCCTAACCCTTAATGCAACAGCATCTGTAACTGGAAAGATTACTGCTGCATCATTTGTTGGTAATGGAGCAGGACTTACTAATATTCCAACATCTGCTTTATCTGCGTCAACTATAACAATTGGTTCAACTTCAACAGCACTGGGTGGTACATCAACAAGTTTGTCTGGATTGAATAGTATTTCTGCAAGTACAATTTCTTTATCTAGTTCTATAACTGCTACATCTGCTTCAGTATCTGGAACAGTTACCGCAGCATCTTTTGTTGGAAGCGGGGCGGGACTTACAGGATTAATGGGAGCACTTGTATATTCTGCTTCATTTGCATCAGCATCAGCTATATCTTTTAATAATGTATTTAGTGCATCTTACACAAATTATAAAATTGTTATAACTTTTAGCTCAATTACTTCCACAAGTTTTAGTCCAATAAAATTTGCTTTTAGGGCAGCAGGATCTGACTTTTTGGGTGCTTCAACATACTCAAATTTATATCAAGGATATTCATCTTTTACTTCAGGATATACCGCATCATCATTTTTTAGTAATTCTTTTGTTTATGGTCCAACAGCAGCAAACTTGGCTACTGGACAAAATTTAGTTTTAGAAGCATATGGTCCTGCTACAACTACTAGTAGAAAAGAAGTAGTTTCTCAAAGCTATTTAATAGGAAATCCAGGTGGAACATATACCCTTTCCCACACAGGTTATAATACATCTGCAAGTGCATTTGATGGCTTCTCCTTATTAGCAAGTTCTTCAAGCATTAATTATACTGGAACTATTAAAATTTACGGATATAGCAATTAATTGCATTAGTAATTAATAAATAGTACAATAGGTAAACAGACAACAAGGAGATATAAATGTCAGAACAAACACAGGTAGATACCACAACGCTAGAGCTATTGGCGCAGGAACTACAAAATAGAATTGGTCAGATTACAAGTCAGTATGAGACAAACCTTGCGGTGCTTAAGGCACAAGCAACACAAGAAATTCAAGCTCGTGAACAGCGTATTCAGGAACTTCAGGGTGCATTAATCAATGCTCAAAAGGCAAAGGATTAATTCCAATCCCCGTGTACCTAGCGGTATGATTGCCCATACCGAAAAGGGATACTTTTACATCAAGGGGGATAAAAGGTTTAAATTTATTTCCGACAGGGCAAGAGTTTCCTGGAGGCTTCGTGAAGTAAAAACAACAGAGTCTGCAATGACAGATATTAAGTTGTCGGGAATTATTGGGTTTAGAGACGGCTCTTTGATTAGAGATGTTTCTACATCAAAAATTTATCTTATTGTAGATAATAAAAAAATGCTCGTTGTTGACCCAGATTCTTTACAAGAATTAGGATTTAAAAAACACGAGGTTGTTCTTGTTAGTAAGCGAGAAGCAGATTTTCAAAAAGAAGGCGGTCATCTAAATGGCAGATAATGATATTATTACAACATCAATGATTAATAATTTACAAAATTCAATAAATGAGATTCAAAGGTTAAATCTTAATCAACTATTTGTTTCTAGTTTAGATAATACTTCGGTAAAGAATTTACCAATTATTGGAGATTTGGCTAGTTCAGGTATTGTTGTTTATACAACTACGCTTCCATTTAGCCTTTCAACTACATCCAAGAGCTACACAATTCCATTTGCAAATGGATTAACCTTTAATGAAGTGCCAACTATTTCTTTTGCAATTCAGATGGATAATGCAAATTTTGGAGTTGTTCCAATTATTACTAATTTAACTACAACTAGTGCAGGTATTACCATCAAGGTGGTTTCTGGATCACCAGCTTCAACTAATTTAGTTGTTGGAAAACTTCATATTACGGCTATTGGTTATCACTAATGTACAGGGTTTTGAAATCCTGGGCAAAAAGAGATTTCAAAATTTCTAAAGAGGGATACGTTCTGATAAAAATACCAGAGCATCCTAAATCTTTTAAGGGTTGGTATTACGAACATAGGTTAGTAATAGAAAAAACTCTTGACAGAATCTTAGATGTGTGGGAAACTATACATCATATAAATGAAGATAAAACAGATAACAGAATAGAAAATTTATTTCTGTGTACCAGAGAGCAACATAACAAAGCTCACAAGTAGAAAGCAATAAAATGACAAACGATCTAAAGTGGATGCTATCATCAGATCAGCAATTCCCCTATCAAGATGACAAGATGATTGAATTATGGTTTAAAGTAATGCGATGGTTCAAGCCAGATGTAGTTGATTATTTGGGGGATACCGATGATCAAGCTTGTTACAGCAAGTATACAGAGGGGCGTTCAGCAGAGTTTCTTAAGATGTATAAAGACAATAATGGCGAGCAAATTGTCCCCTTGATGCAACATGAAGCAAAATTAGCAAAAGAATTTTACACTAAAACTAGAAAGATTGCTAAAAATGCTCAACTGTTTTCCGCTTTGGGAAATCATGATATTCGTGTATTTGATTACGTTGATGCAAAGCTCCCAGAACATATTGATGTAGTAACTCCAGAATCTCTCTGGGGACTTGACTCTTTGGGATACGAATACATTTATTACAACGAGCCACCAAAACTTAGATTTGGCGATATCCATGTTCATCATGGAAACGCTATCTCTCAAAATGCTGGTGAATCTGTTCGTAAAGATGTAGATAATTTTGGGGTGTCCATTATTCGTGGACATTCACATCGTGCTGGTGTATACTTTAATACATACGAGTTACGAAATGGCGGTAAGGGTGAAACACTCAGGGGCTATGAAATTGGTCACATGTGTGATGAAAAATCTAAAGGTATGATGTATACCAACAATCATAATTGGCAAAAAGCATTCGCAATTGCTCACATTGAAAATGGTGTATATCCTCATATTGAATTAATTCATGTATCACCCGAATATACCTGCTACGTTGACGGAAAAAAGTTTTCCGTTTAATTAATCTAAAGGAGATTAAAATGAATTTAACAGATACACAAACAACATCCCTACTATTTTTAGGATTAGGTATTCTTGTTACTCTAACAACATCTTTGTTGAAGACAGTTGATCTTTCACCAAAGACTTCAAATGCCATTGCTGGCGCACTTAGTTTGCTTACTGGATATACTAGTGCTTACTTTTTAAAGAACGGAACAACAGATTTGCTAGATGTTGCGAAACACTCTACCTATATCTATACAGCATCTCAGCTTGTTTACGTTTATGCTCTACAAAATACAACTTTTAATGCGTGGCTGACAAAGTTTAATCTTATTCCTACAAAGGGATAAATGTTTTGTAAGAATTGTCAAGGTAGAGTATTTGTAGATAGAGTTTTTTCTCAAAAAATGAGGGTAGAACTATTCTGCTTCATGTGTGGAAAAAGATGGATGATTAAAAAAAATGAGAGTGTGTTAGGTCAATGGTTGTCAGAAAAAGAAAAACAGCTGTCAAAATATCATATTTTTACTTAAACGGCAATCTCCATAAAGCATTACATCGCAATCGTGCAGAAGACCTGCTAATTGCTTGGAGTTATGCTGACGATAAAAGAGTTGCATACTCTTTATCTGATGTAGCTAAAAATAAGGGTAGTGCCTATACTGTAACACAAGCAGCAAAATTAATTGGAAGATCTACAGATACTATCAAGAGGCATTGGCGGGCTGGGGACATAAAAAAGCCCCAGCAAGTCTATTCCCTTGATGAAAAAAGAACCCCAGGAAAAGTTTATTTTAGTGAAGATGATATGCGAGAAATGCAGGATTTCTTCAAAACAGTACACAGAGGTAGACCAAGAAAAGATGGATTAATTACGCCAAGTGATATTCCATCTAGGGCAGAATTAGAAGCCCTTATGAAAAATGAAAAAGTTCTTTATGCAAAGAATGACAGTGGAGAATTTGTCCCTGTTTGGAAACAACCAGAATGGTAACGGTATGAGTTTGGAAAACGATCCAAAAAAGATTTTAAAATCATCATTAGAGGTTCTTCAAAAATCCTATAAGATTGCAAAAAAGAAAGATGATTTAGAAAATATGCTTGCTATATCCGATAGACTTATGCTACTATATGAATTGCTGTCAAATGTAAAAGATAGTAAAAAAGGGAATTCACTAGGATTCCTGAGAGATATGGTGGAAGATGAACAGTAGTACAAGCGTTAGAGTTAATTTAGAATTTGTTAGAAACCTTGGCAATTATGAAAGCATTAGAATTTCTATTGGTGTAGAGGATGCTGTACGTCAAGGCGAGACAGTCAACGAAGCAACAGATCGTGTTTATGAGTTTGTAGAAAATAAGCTTATTGAAAAATCAAATGAAGTAGAAGCCGAACTTAAAGGTAACAAGAAATAATGACAAAGGAAGATGCTAAACTTGCTCATGCTTTGGTGAGCAAGTACGTTGCGTTATATCAGGATAAATATTCCAAAGCCCCACATATTAATCGTCATAGAGAAAAGTGGGCTATGCAGGATGTAATAGATAGCGTAGGCTATGATAGGTCAAAAGAACTACTTGACTATTACTTTAAAATTACAAAACCAGGTCATCCTTTAACTTGGTTTTTTTACAATTTTGACAAGATTGATGAAAATATGGTAAAGTTGCAACAAGATAAAGAACGCAGAAAATTTTTGCTGGAACAAACAAAAAAGATGGTAGAAGAAAATGAATAGTGAAGCAGCCCTAATTTCGTCAGTATGTAATAACAAAGATATCTCAACCGTACTTGCTGAGAACATTGATGATGTGTTTGTATCGCATAAGGATGTTTGGGATGGTTTGAAATCTTATTATAACAAGTTTCGTGCTGTCCCAGATGTATCGGTACTACAGGAAAAGTTTAAGGATTTTGAGCCTGTATCCGTTAAGGGAGAAACTGCATATTACTTAGACCAACTTAAGAATGATTATCTTACATCTCGTATTCGAAATATGCTTCTTAATTCTGGAAATAGTCTAAAGACAAATGCTGCATCACGAGTTATTTCTGATATGTCTTCAGAGTTGATGAAACTTACACGACTTACAAATAGTGTGCGAGATGTAGATGTGACTGACTATGAATTAGCAGAAAAGCATTTTGATGCAGTTCGTGAGCGTTCAGCAGAAATGGGCGGAAGTCCAGGTATTATGACTGGCTTTAAGGCTATTGATTTAGCATACCCCACTGGAATGGCTCCAGGACACCTAATTGTTATGATTGGTTGGGCAGGTCGTGGAAAGACTTGGATGAGTTCTTATCTTGCTTGCAAGGCTTGGGAACAAGGATTTAAACCAATGATCGTGTCTCTTGAAATGACCCCCGAAAATATGCGTGATCGTATTTATACTATGCTTGGCTCAGGTTTATTTAAGGCATCAGATTTTGCTAAAGCTACTGTAAATCCAGATGATTTTGGGTCTTGGGCTAAGAAAAAATTTTTGGATACCAATGGTTTTATCCTTGTGTCTAACGAGGGTTCTGGTCAGGTTACTCCAACAACTGTTCAAGCTAAGATTGACCAGCATAAACCAGATATCGTAATCCTTGATTACCATCAATTGTTTACAGATAGCAACAACTCAAAAGCTCCAACAGAGCGTAATATGAATATCTCTCGTGAGTTCAAAAACTTGGCGGTGCGAAATAACATCCCTGTTATTGATATTACAGCAGCAACAATGGATGATGTATCAGATCAAGATGCTCCACCACTATTGTCACAAGTTGCTTGGTCAAAGGCTATTGAATACGATGCTGATATGGCTATGGCGGTACATAGAACGCCTGACACTAATATTATTGAAGTAGTTAGTAGAAAGAACCGTCACGGTACTGATTTTAATTTCTTCCTTGATTGGGATATTAATCGGGGTATTGTGAAAGAAATCTACGAACAGCCCTTCTAAACATTATGTAAACCCTTGTATTCCTGGTAAAATGGTATACAAGGAAGGTCGTGATGTTAAACCGAAATATAAAGAGTTTCTATATTAATGGAACCATTAAGAGTGACTCTGACATAAGCAGATTGAAAGAAATGTATCTTAAGTTATTAACTGATGAGATGCGTTCTAAAGGCTATGTTCCTGTTTTAGATCTAGACCCCCAATTTTCTATTAAGTATAACCACGAAAAAGATATTTATTCTTTTCAATTAGAAATCTATGGTGTATACTTAGGTAAACGTAAGGCTCAAGAAATCGAAGGATTCTCTGGGCAACACTTTATTCCTAGATAGGCAAAAAAATAATGAACGATGTTTATACTAAATCGGATATCCGATCAATTCTTAATGCCCTAAATCTAAAGATTGAATCAGAAACTGGACAGCACTTCTTGTGCCTGTGCCCATTCCACGCTAATCGCAATAGCCCGTCATTTGAAGTAGATTACAATAAAGGTCTTTACTTTTGTTTTAATCCATCTTGCGATGCAAGAGGAACATTAAATGACTTGGTTAAAGAAACAACACATCGTAATGACTTTGAGACAATTAGGTTTATCTTGGCTCATAGACAATCAAGTTCAGATGTTTCAGATGAGCTTTCAGACCTTTTAGATCAAAAACCAGACTTTGAAGCATTTCCAGAAGAAACTTTGGCTAAATTGCACAATGAATTATTAAATAATGAAAACGCTAGGAATTATTTTTATTCTAGGGGTATAAATGATACCAGTATTTCATCGTTTAATTTAGGATACTCTGGTAATCAGGCTATGGTGACTGTCCCACTGACCGCTCCAGATGGAATGGCGGTAGGAATTATTGGTCGTTCAGTTGAGGGTAAGACATTTAAGAATAGTCAAAACCTCCCACGCAACAAAACTCTATTCAATCTTAGCTCCGCTAAAAAGCATGGTGGAAAAATTATTGTTTGCGAATCATCGTTCGATGCAATTTTAATTGCTCAGGCGGGATTTCCAAATGTTGTAGCCACACTAGGAGCACACTTATCAAAAGAGCAAATTCAATTACTTAATCGTTATGCATCTACTATTATTATCATGACAGACAATGATGAAGCAGGTAGAAAACTTGGCACCAATATTGCTAACAGATTAAATAATAAAAATATCTTGTGGGGTTCATATAATTATGATATGATATATCCACATGAAGCAAAAGATGCTGGAGAACTAACTCCAGAAGAAATTAGGACATGTATTATTAATGCAGTTCCGCATTATGAATATGCCTTGACAACCGCCATCTAACAATGGTATAATAATAAGACAAGGGCATAATATAGCCCAATTACACTATAGGAGATATATAATGGGATTAGTAAAAGGTTTATCCGCTATGAACAAGGCTCTGGACAAGCCAGCATCAAATTATGCAGATGGTCCAAAGGGTCGTTGGCTTAAGCTAAACGACAATCAGAGTGTTAAGATCCGCTTCCTGCAGGAACTTGACCCAGACTCAAAGAATTACGTTGCAGATGCAGGACTTGGCTTTATTGCCGTAGAACACACAAATCCAACAGATTACCGCCGTAAGGCTCTATGCTCCATTGAGGATCAGGGTCGTTGCTATGGTTGCGAGCAGCATCGCCGTGACCCAAAGGTTGGCTGGAAGGGTCGTAGCCGACTGTACATCAACGTGCTTGTTGATGATGGTACGGAAGAACCCTATGTTGCAATTTTCTCGCAGGGTGCGGGACCAAAGAGTGCAACTCCAGAAATTATCCAGTACGCTGGTGAAACTGGTAGCATCACAGATGTTATCTGGCGTTTGAAGCGAACAGGTGAAAAGACTGATACTAATTACAGCATCATTCCATTACCAACTGCTGATATTAAGCCAGTTGATTTGGAGAAGTATGAACTAGTAGATCTTGAAAAGGTTGCAGTTCGTGATGTTGTTTATGATGAACAGGAAGATTTTTATCTTGGTCGTTCGTCAGATTCAGATTCATCCACCTCATCATCCGTTGAGTGGTAAATAACTATTGACAATGTTAGGGGATTAGTGTTATGCTAGTCCCCTAACACAATTGATTGGATTAATATGCAAACATTTTTACCTTACGTTTATAACTTTGACCTATCTGCACAAGCATTAGATAACAAGCGACTTAACAAGCAACTGCTAGAAGGTCGACAAATTTATGCTGCACTTTTAGGACGTACTGCGGGTTGGGTAAATCATCCTGCTACTCGTATGTGGCGTAATCATGAAAATATGCTTTACAAGTATTTGTATGCCATTATGCGTGAGTGCAAACGGCGTAATATTGCAACTGAAAAGAATTGGACAGCTATTGAAGAATTGCATGAGTCTAATTATCATCGTGGCGATGGACTTACAGTTCCAGGCTGGATGACAGACGAATCAATTGCCAACAAGATTGAGATTACTCATCGTGGCAATTTATTCAACAAAGACTCAGAATACTATTTTGAGTTTGAGCGGGAATCCAAAAAGATCCGCAACAATGTATGCTGTGACACTTGCAACTACTACTGGTTTACACATAAACTAATTAACAATGAGGAGTTCTAGTGCATGAAACTTGGTGGACTATATTTACTGATCACAATCATATTATTGCAGAATTGCTATGGACAATAATTCAAGATTTTGTTATAGTTGGATTGCTATATAAAGTAATATTTAAAAAATATATCCTGCCAAAGATTCAAGAGCAGGTACACGCAGATATTGATAAGGAACACGGAATAACACATGACTAATTTTGTACACTTGCACGTTCATTCACACTACAGTCTAATGGATGGTCTTTGCACCCCCCATGAACTTTTGGTGGCTGGACAAGCTTTGGGACATACTGCTATGGCTATTACAGATCATGGCACTTTGTCGTCCCATCGTGATATGCAAATCGCTGCAAAAGAATTAGGCATGAAGCCAATATTAGGTCTTGAGGCATACATCTCTGCAACAGATAGATTTGATAAGCGTGACGTTAAGAAGCGTGACGACAATACATCCGTATACAATCACATTATTTTGTTGGCTAAGGATCAGACAGGTCTAAAAAATCTTCAGGCTATGTCTGAGATTGCTTGGACAGAAGGATATTACCATAAGCCTCGTATTGATATGGAGTTGCTTAACGATCATGGTGACGGAATTATTGTTGTTTCTGGATGTATGAATGGTCTGATTGCCAAAGCAATTGATCGTGGGGACATGGAAAAAGCTAGAGAGTATACTCGTTGGTTTAAGAACCGATTTGACGATGATTTTTATATGGAAATTCAGGCACATAATCCCGCAGACCTTAACTACAAATTACTAGAACTCGCTGATGAATTTAACGTCAAGCCAGTAGTTACCTCTGATGCCCACTTTGATACACCAGATCAACGTGCCTTGGAAGAGATTTTACTTATTATTTCCACTAAGCCTAAGATGGATGCAGATGCAACATATGAGTCTGGAAAGAAGTTCAAGGATGTATTCCAAAGATTAAATCATCTTTACCCAGACCGCCCAATCTCCTTTGAGGAGATTGATGTTTATATTCAAGGGCGGGAGGATATCAAGAAGTCAATGCTAAAGCAAGGCATTGACCGTGAAGATCTATATGACAATACACTAGACGTATTAGGTAAAATTGGTGAGTATGAATTTTACGAGGGTCTTGAATTATTGCCTAAGCCCAAGAATGATGCTAATGACGAACTGCGTAAGTTGTGTGAGGAAGCGTTGGAGAAGTTAGCAGTCCTTGATACAGCATATGGCACAGATTATTCTGTCAGGTTAGATGAAGAACTTCAAGTTATTAAAGATAAAGATTTTGCTTCATATTTCTTGGTTGTAGCAGATATGGTTGGCTGGGCAAAAGACCAAGATATTATGGTTGGTCCAGGTCGTGGTAGTGCTGCAGGAAGCCTTGTATGCTATCTTCTTGGTATTACAGATGTAGACCCAATTCAATATGACCTACTATTCTTCCGCTTTATCAATCCAGAACGTAATGACTTTCCAGATATTGATACCGACTTCATGGATAGACGGCGTGGCGAAGTTAAGGATTATTTGCGTACAAAATTTAAGCACGTTGCATCTATTTCTACATTCCAATACTTTAAAGATAAGGGTGTGGTGCGAGATGTAGGTAGAGCTTTTGGTGTACCACTTGGTGAAATTAACAAGGCTCTCAAGGGCATTGAAACATTTGAGGACTTAGAAAGTAATCCAAACGCAGACTGGTTTAGAGAAAAGTATCCAGAGGTAATAAAGTATGCATCTATGCTTCGTGGTAAGATTCGTGCTGTAGGCATGCATGCTGCAGGTGTTGTAGTTTCAAAAGAACCAATTTCTAAGTATGTTCCAATTGAAACTCGCAAAGACCCAGATGATTCTGTGTCTGGTCGAATTCCTGTAGTTGGATATGATATGGAGCATGCTGCAAATATTGGTCTGATTAAACTAGATGCACTTGGTCTAAAGTCTTTGTCTGTAATTAAAGACACACTGGATATTATTAAATCAAGAGATGGAAAAGAAATTGATTTGCATTCTCTGCCACTAAATGACCCAAAGATCTTTAAAGATTTATCTAATGGCTACACACGAGGCGTATTCCAGGCTGAAGCAACACCTTATACCAACCTATTGATTAAGATGGGTGTGGATAACTTTGAGGATCTTGTTGCATCAAATGCTCTTGTACGCCCAGGTGCTATGAATACTGTGGGTGGAGCTTATGTAGGTCGCAAGCGTGGAACAGAAATGGTTGAATATGTTCATCCAATTATGCAAGATTTTACAAAGAACACATATGGTGTTATTATTTATCAAGAGCAGGTTATGCAAGCCTGTGTATATCTTGGCGGTATGACTTGGGCGGAAGCTGATAAAGTTCGTAAGATTATTGGTAAGAAAAAGGATGCTTGAGAGTTTGATATATTTACAGATAAGTTTGTTGAGGGTGCAAGCAAAAATATTGCTAAAGAAGATGCTGAACATTTGTGGCATGACTTTGAGGCTCATGCTGGCTATTCCTTTAATCGTAGTCATGCCGTTGCTTACTCTATGCTGTCTTACTGGACTGCTTGGCTTAAGCATTACTATCCGCTGGAGTTTATCTATTCTATTCTTAAAAATGAAAAAGATAAAGATGCAAGAACTGAATACCTCTTGGAAGCAAAGCGACTAGGTATCAAGGTATTACTACCCCATGTTAACGAATCAGAATCTGGATTTAGTATTCAAGGTTCAGCAATTCGTTTTGGTCTTGGGGATATCAAATATATATCTGACAATATCGCTTCCAAGCTGATTGCCAATAGACCATACAGAAACTATGAGCACTTGCTAGAGGTTTCTAAAACTAAGGGTAGCGGAATTAATGCTAGGGCAATTGAATCATTGAACGCAATTGGCGGGGCTTCTTTTAAAGACAATCCTCGTCATGGCAATGAGAATGATAATCTTTATGAGTACCTAACAATTCCTAAGTTTGATATTCAAGGTCTTTCACCTAAAATTAAAGCACAAGTTCAACCACTTGAGGAATTTCTTGAAGAAGGTTGCTTTGTTCTTATGGCTATGGTTCGATCTATCAAAAAAGGTAAGGGTTGGAGTCGTGTAGAACTTGTAGATGATACAGGTGCTATTGGTATTTTCCACAGCGAGAATACGCAGATTGAAACTGGCAATATGTATTTCTTCCTTGTAGGAGATAATCGCATTCACCGCTATGTTGAAATTGAAGATATAATTAATAAAAAGGAAGATCCCTTTATTAATTGGCTCTATCGTGATACAATCGATATCCCAGATGAAAAGCATTTGGTTGTAGATTTTACACATTATAAAACAAAAACAAACAAGATGATGGCACACATCATTCTTTCAGATAATACCAAGACCCTCAGTCGTGTGTTGGTTTTCCCAACAATGTATTCAAAAGCTCTTGGTAAAATGAGAGTGGGAACTGTGTGTTCATTAGAAATTAAATCATCAGATGATGATACTACATTCGTAAAGGAGATAAATTAAATGGCTGAAGAATTAGATTTACAGCAAGTTCAACTTTCGGTTGAACAAATTTTGGCAGCGGTACTACATAAGGTCGGTACAGTTGTAATGACTAAGGAAGATCTTATTACAGATTATTCAAATTTTGCTGTGGCAGTAGATCCAATCGGAGATGATGAATTACAATTCTCCCTAGTTGATGCAGGAGTCGTAGATGAGCTACCTGAATAATTTGGCAAATGATTTGCATACAATTGCAAAGAAAAAGGGTTTTTGGAAAAAGGTATATCCAGAAGGATCTTATACCCAGCACTCAGTTCAGGATATTGATTTTATGCTTGCCAAGCTTGCATTAGTGCATTCTGAGGTAAGCGAAGTCCTTGAGGCTATGCGTAAGCAACAGGGTGAAGAAAAGATTGTAGAAGAACTTGTTGATATCTTTATTCGACTAATGGACTTTTATGCTGGAGCAAAAGCTACTGGATGGGTAACATCATCATTTGATGATATCTTAGAGAAAAAAATTGGCATTAATAAAGAACGACCACCTATGCATGGAAATTTAGCATAATTTAAAGACAAAGAAATAAAAATACGCTATAATAGAATCATATGAACGATGCCTACATTCTAGAGGGTATTGAAGATGAGTACCTTTTAGTTATAAAGAGTCAAGATCAAGATTCTATCTTAGCGTTAATAGATAGGTTGAGCACCAGTCGCTCAAAATGGATGAAAGAACTGGCATTATTATTAGAAGAGAGTTTAAATGACACAGGTAGCAGAAGATATTCTGGCAAAACTGGACCCCAAAACAAGACAAAGGGTTCAAATGGCGACAACCGTAGACGTTCAAAAACAGCAAACTCCCAGCATAGGTCTAAATCTCGCTCTTAGAGGCGGGCTTGGATTTGGTAGGCAAGTATTAGTCTGGGGAAATAAATCAGCAGGAAAATCATCATTTTGTTTACAAATGATTGCCGATGCACAAAAAAATGGAAAGACATGCGCTTGGATTGATTCTGAGGCATCTTATTCTGCAGAGTGGGCAGAGTTGCTAGGAGTTGATTCTAGTAAATTAATCTATTCTCCCGCAAAGTCTATCAACGATATGGTTGATGTGGCAGTTCAATTAATGAAAGCAGAAGTAGATATCATCGTTGTTGATTCAATTTCTGCATTACTTCCTGCTATTTACTTTGAAAAAGACGGGGATGATCTTAAAGACCTACAAGACACCAAACAGATTGGTGCAGAAGCAAAGGATATGACACATGCAGTTAAAATGCTTAACTATGCAAATAAGAACACCTTATTGGTTCTTATTTCCCAGCAGAGAAATCAATTTGGATCTATGCATGCATCTCATATTCCAACAGGAGGAATGGCGGTTAAGTTCTTTTCATCTACGATCATTAAACTCTGGGCATCGGAAGCTGAAGCAAATGCTATTAAATCTGGAATCCAGGTTGGTGATAAGATCATTGACCAAAAAGTTGGCAGACCCGTCAACTGGATTATTGACTATAACAAGCTTGGACCACCAAACCTTAGTGGTCAATACGACTTTTATTATCAGGGAGATGCAGTCGGAGTGGATTCCGTTGGGGAAGTGCTGGACGTTGCAGAAATGATGGGCATTGTCCAACGTGGTGGTTCATGGTACACGATTGAAGGAGAGCGTTTCCAGGGTCGTGCAAAATCAGTAGAATATCTTCGTGGATTCCCTGATGTATTAGATGCACTAAAGGAAAAAATTTATGACAAGTTTTAATAATTTTTTCTCAGACAACACTGGT